CACCCGGTGCCTGCGCTGTAGATGATCTGCGGGGCAGGGGCGGCCGCGCCGACCGTGATTCCGCCGCTGTCCGCGGTTCCCGCGCCCGCAGGATGCGACCAGGTGGCGCGGCCGACCAGCGACTGCCCCGCGATCGCGGCGTGGGGCAGGGACACCGGCGCGCCATTGGCGCGCAGCGACAGGACCAGGTCGCCCAGCAGCAAGGGCGGGTAGCCCGGGCTGGTGATTGTCGGCTCGATGTCGGATGCGTCCAGCGTCTGGCCCGCGGTATAGGCGGCTTCGGCCAGCGCGACGGTGACGGTCGGGGCGACGGCCACGGGCACCGTGCGCGTCGCGCTCTGGACGCTGCCAGCGCCCGCCGGGTGCGACCAGGACGCCACCGCCCGTACGATATCGCCGAACGTCACCAGCTGGCCCGCTGCACGCGGCGCGTTGTTGACCCGCCAGCTGATCGCGATGTCGCCGATGACCAGCGCGGGCGACCCGGCCACCGTGATGCTCGGGGTCGCGGTGATGTCCGTGCCCAGCACATCGCCCACGTCGATGCTGCCCTGGTTGATCGCCACACTTACGGTCGGCGCGATGGCGGGCACCGCGACGGGTCCATAGGTCCAGATGCGCGCCGGGGTGCCGACGCTGTCGGTCACGCTCTCGGTCAGATCGACGGTCTGGGCGCCGATCAGCGTGACGGTCCCGGCGACCAAGCTGCCGTTCACGCGCCAGCTGGCCGTGCGGATGCTGGTGCCCGCGGTCGAGGCGTAGGTGCCCGGCGTGTAGGCGTCGATTGGCCGCTGGCCTGCGGCGTAGGGACCGATGGTCGCCGGGGCGGTTCGGGTGATGATCTGCGGGGCCGGTGGCGTCCCGCCGCCGGTGGCAGGCGGATAGATTGAGGTGGGATAGGCGGGTTGCGACACCCCGAACAGGTTGTAGAGGAACCTCAGCAGGGAACGCTGGCGCCGCCTCGTCATCACTGCGCCACGTTGATGACGGTGCCGACGATGCCCCGGACATACAGCTTGCTGCCCGAGGGAATGAGAACCGGGTGCGGCGTCCCCGCCGGGACCGGAATGGCCGAGGCCGCGAGGGTCGGGGGCGCATCGGCAACGGTCAGCGTGAAATCGTAGAGTTCCGACGACAGGACATAGGGCCCATCGACCAGGGGTGTGCCTCCGTTGAGAACCTCGGTCCAGATCCCCGCGGCGGCTGAGGGGATGACAAACGGGGGGATCGCGGGCATGGACGGGCTCCTGTGACGACCACAGCGAGCGCGTCCTGCGCAGGCGATGCACAGGATGTAGCACGGACAGGCCGCGCCTGGCTAGATCAGGTCGCCGGGAAGCAGATTCTTGCTACAGGGCGATGGACGCGATCACGCGCGCCTTGTGTTCGAGGCTGGCACCCTTGCCGTATCTCTCCCGGTTCAGGGCGTGTCCGAACAGGTCGCGCCGGATCCGCTCATCCACCTCCGCCTCCAGCATCCGATCCTCGAAGCTGTGGCGCAGGGAATAGAGGCTGTGTTCGGGTGTCTCCAGCAACCGGTTTTCGCGCAGGAACTTGTTGATGGTGTCGGACAGCCCGGCGTTGTCCCTGTAACGCGGGAAGCCGTCCGGGAACTCCCGGAAAGCGGCGAGACTTACCCCGGCCAGCGGGATCACCCGGCGCGAATACTGGCTCTTGAGGGTGCGGCCGACGGGTTCGATCGAGATGTGCGGGATCTCCGCATCCAGCCGGATGTGCTGGGGCAGGAGCCCGGCACCCTCGGAGGGACGGTAGCCGGTGTTCACCATCCCCAGCAGGATGCATCTCGCCTCCCGGTTCAGTCCGTCCAGCGCGCCCGGGGCAAGGATCTTGTCGCGGATCCACTCGGTCGAGAACGGCGGGCGAGTCCGCTTCTCACCCTCGCGCAGCGCAAGATCGCCCAAGGGCAGTTTCAGCCCCATGCGCTTCTTCGTGTTCACGGTCTTCAGGATGTTGCCGAGATGCGTGATGTCCTTGTTGGCGGAGTTCGGCGTCAGACCCTCGGCGCGGATCCGGCCCATCCACCAGTCGACGAAATCGAGCATGTCGTCCTGCGTGATCTCGCCGATCGGCTTGTCCCCGACGACCTTCACGAAGTTGGTGACGGCCTTGATGCGCGGGTTGCGCCAGCGCCGGATCTGGTCCGCACTTTTTCCCAGGGTGCGATCCTGGGCGAGATCCCAGAACTGTTCGAGGGCCTTGGTCACGGTCACAGCCGGGGGCGTAATGGTTCCCAGAACTGCGGCGGCAACCTTCATGTCAAGGCGCCCACGACGCTCGGGGATCGCCTCGACTCGGTCCAAAATCTCGGACATCGGAGATCTGGCCACCTCGCGGGCGGCCTGGAACCGGGCCTCGGCGTGGTCTGCATCCCCGGACTTCATCGCCTCCCAGACTGCGAGTGTTTCCTGCCATGCCGCATCGGCGCGGCGGCGCGCCTCGGTTTCACTGTCGGTCTTCAAGCTGATCCAGACCTCACGGCGCGGTTCGATGCCGTGGTAGCGTCGCGGCACCGTCTTTCGGAGATGGTAGATGCCGCTGTCGCCACGCTGCCGGATCGTCAGTTTCATGGATTCCTCGCCCGAATCGTGCCGGTGCGGATTCCGTAGCAAAATCTGTAGCAGAAGCCACGGATTTCCGGCATATCCGGGGGCTGGCTCGACCATCGCGAAGGCAGGGCATTGGAATATAGGCGATTTTGACGTCGGCCGCCTCGGAGTTCTGGCGCACTCTCTGGTCCGCCAAGCGACCCCGAGGAAATCGTCACGGAATCCCGTATCCTGACGGCCAGACATGCGATTACAGCCGGTGTCGTCGCCGGTCGTGTCGCAGGTGTTCTGGGGCAAAAGACGTAGCAGAATCCGGGGTGGCGGGTTCCCGCTCAGGGAATCGCCACCCATTCAACAAGCCCGACGTGACGGCTTCCACAGGCTCGCAGGGACGACCGGTCCCGGCCCCACAGCACCTCGACCTCGCCCTGTGTCAGTCCGCGATCTGGCAGAGCCACGGGCCCCGCACAGGGCAGCGTCAGCGACGGCGGCGGCGCCGGTCGCTCAACCTCAACGGGCCTGGAGCCTGCGCACGCTGTCAGCACCAAGAGCAGGAGCATCAGCCCCGGGATCCGCGCGCGCCGCATCTTCCAACTCCTGTGCCAGTCGGGTCGCTGCTTCCTCGGCCGCCAGACGGGCCGCCTCCCTCTGTGAGGCGACGCGCAGGGCCTTGTCGCGCTCTGCCCGCAGTTCCGCAGCCTCGCGCTCGTAGCGGGCCTCTACGCGGTCAGCCCCTGCGCGGTAGGCGGCTGCGTGGCTCCAGATCAGGGCGCCAGCGACCACGGCCGCGCCGACCTTGATCGCCCAGCCGCGGACCCACGCGCCGATCACATCACGCCTTGCAGCCACTCGGGCACGAAGAACCCCGGGCAAGCCCTGGCCGCATACTCGTTGTGGCCGCTGATCTTCGTGATGGGCGTTGCCGCCTTGATCTGCTGGATGAGCCTGCGCGCGGCCGTGTCCTGTTCGCGGGTGAAGTTCTCCAGAAAGCGATCACGCTTGGAGGAACCGCCTCCGCCGATCAGGCAGATGCCAATGCTGCCCGCGTTGTGACCGACCACATGCGCCCCGATCTCGGTCATCTGCCGCCCGCGCGCCAGCGTGCCGTCGCGGTCGATGATCCAGTGGTAGCCGATGGCCCGCCAGCCGCGCCCCTTGGGCTTCGGGTCGGTATGCCAGCGCGTGATCTCCGCGATCTTCTCCGCGAACGACAGGTCATCGAACCAGCCGGTCGTCATGGTCGCCGAGCAATGCAGGATGATCTCGGTGACGAGATGCCGGGCCTTGCCCTGCCTGATCCCCGAGGGTTTCGACTTCGCGCTCACAGGAAAACCTCCGCGGCGATCCAGACTGCTGCCCCGATCAGGAAGACGATGACGCCGACCTTCAGTGTGTCGGCGGCGTCCTTCCTCGGGCATTGCTTTTCACGCCGCAGGACCATCTCGCCCTCCACCCTGGGAACGCTCGATCAGGTATTCGACCAACACCACCGCGATCAGACCGACGATGAACGCCATTGCCGCGATGAAGCCGACCGCTGTGCTGGCCGATTCCGGGATCGCGGCCTCGCCGAAGATCCACCGAAGGATGGTCGGCGACACCTCGCCCAGCCCGAAAGCGGTGGCCGAGCCGATGAAGATGATGCGCAGGCTTTCACGCCACGTCGTCCGCAGCGTCGCGGACCGGACTGCACCGCCCAAGGCACCGAAGAACGCAAGCACCGCCCCCTTTTCGGTCAGCACTTGCGACCACATCCCGAGATCATTCTCACTCACCAGCCCGCCCTCCTCGCGTATCCCGACAGCAGGAATGCGGCGCTGGACACCAGCACGACCGGAGCAAAGGCGATCGCGAGGCCGACGGTGACGAAGTGCGCGAAGTCCTCGACGCAGTCCCAGAACTCGCCGTCACGGGCGCGCCATTGCCAGACCTCGAAGATGGCGTAGCCTGGGATCGTGACCACGAGCGCGAGGGGCCCCCAGATCAGGACCGGCAGGCCGCCGATGAGCCATCCATGGCCGATCTGGTTGCGGAGAAACCCGCAAGGGTCATCATCGAACGCCGATGGTGTGAGCGCGAGGTTGCGGAGAAAGCGCAGGAAGCGCATAGGCTCGACCGTCCTTGTGGCGGCGAGCGCGTCCTGCGCAAGCGGTTGTCCCCTCGTCTATACCACGGGCGAGGCGCTGACAGCAACGCCCGGGCTAGTTGTAGATCGTCGCACCGGCGTCGGCCCGGATTCTGTCGTTCAGCCGCGGGTTCAGGGCCACACCGAACTCGTTCCGCGCGCTGGCCTGCTCTCGGCTGCGCACAGACGCCCGGATCGTTTCCGCGGTGATCGGATACTCGGGGTAGCGGCGGTTGAACTCCGACACCTTTTCCCACAGGCCCGCGGGAACGGGCTCGCCCGCACGGATCGCATCGCCGACCCGCCGTTGCAGGCGCGTCCGCTCTCCTTCGATGCGTTCCTCGGCGTTCATCATTCGGGAGTTGGTGGCATACCGTTCCGACAGTCGCGCCGGCGTGAAGCCCGAGGCCTGCGCCAACGCCTCCAGCGGGGTGACGTTCTCGATGATGGTGTCGCCGTTGATCGTCTCGACGCCCTCGGAAGCGAACCGGCCGCCCCTCATTACGTCCCGGACGAACTTGGGCACCGCGGCCTCAGTCGCCCGCCACCATTCGCCACGCCCGAGCAGGTCGGCGGCCCGCGCCCAATTGGCCCCAAGCCCGGCGATCGGCCCCAAGAACTCGCCGACCAGGTATTGCCAGGTCTCAGCGCCGCTCATGTCCCGTTCTTCATTGCGGAACCAGAGGTCAGGCATCCCGATGCGGTTGGTGAGGTCGATTCCGGTGGCGTGGCCCGGGATCCCTTTGAAGGCCATGCCCATCGCATAGTTCCAGGCCGACACGCCCGCCCCGTCGCCCTCCAGAAGGGCGGCGTCGATGATCGCGGCTTCCAGATCGTCGTCGTCCATGTCCGGGAAGAACATGGCCGCCAGCGTCATCGCCAGACCCCAGCCCCAGACGCCGGTTATGCCCGCGTGCGCCATCATCGAGATGGTGATGCCCACAAGCTGCGTCCTCGCCTCCCGGCGCGTTTCCGGCGATTTGCCCTTCACCATCTGGTGGGTGTCGCGGAACAGCCGCCACAGCATGTTCACGGTGAACGACTTGAAGATGAAGATCACCTTCGGGATGTCGCCCTGCATGAACCGGGCCCGGCTGGTGTTCTGGTAGTCGAAGTGCGTCTTCCAGGTGATCGAGGCCGCGTTTTCGATCGCGGCCTTGGCATCCATGCCCGCCTCGACGCCGATACGATAGGCGGCGAGGAACGTGACCTCGCGGTTCATCACCTCGGCCTTGTGGAACAGCCAGGCGATGCCGCGCATGATCTTCTCGCGGCGTGCCCGATACTCGATGCCGTTCTCGGCCACGCTGGCGAGGTCGTGGCTTTGGGTCTTGTCGACCACTCCCATCTCGTAGGCGTCATCGAGCGCCGCCTTCTCGGCGGCGGTCAGCCTCGCACTGGCGCCTGCGGTCATTCCACGGTTGGCGAAGTCCCTCATCGCGCGGCCCAGATGCCGGGTGATGTCCGCATACGACGCCTTCGGGAACGCCGCCTTCATGATCGGCGGCCCCATGATCGTGGTCTGCGAGATGTTGACCAGTGCCGCGGCCGGCGAGACGCCCAGATACCAGATGAAGGCCAAGGAGGTCGCCATCGCCGACCACTGGCTTCCTGCCGGGTTCATGGTGAAGGCGTGACGCCTCTGCATCTCGTCCACCACCAAGCCCGCCCGGTTCGAATCGTCGGCCTTGGCGGCCTCAAGCCGGGCCTCGTCCAGAGCATCCTCCATCCGCAGCCCGAACTTGAGGCGCGCAAGCTGGTGAGCCCCATGGAACTGGTGATGGGCAAAGGCACGAACCGCATCGGTGCTGAAGCCATCGCGGTTCTTGCGATGGATCTGGGAGAGACGAATGGACGAGTCCGGCAGGGTTTCCAGCCACCGCTGCCACACCGCCTCCATCATCTCCGGGCTGGCATTCTCGCCCAGCATGTCCATGACATCGGCGACGAAGTCGGCGCTGACATGCTGGGACAGGTCGGTGTCCTTGTCGCCGAGAACGCCGGTGTCGACGGTCACACCCTTCTCGCGCGCCAGCGCGGACGCTGCCTTCTTCTGCTCCCGTTCGGTCTCGAACCGGGAGAACGAGACGACCTTGCCGTCGCCGTCCCTGACGGTCACGAAATACTTGCCGAAGCGCGCCAGAGGGAAATAGGGGCCCTGGAGGCGGTTGCTCTCGAAGACCTGGCGCAGTTTCGCCATCCGCGCCTTCTTCGACCAGCCGTTGCGGGCAATCGCCGTCGCCAGATTCTTCTCGGCCTCGGCAATCGCCTCGTCCCGTTCCGGGCCGATCAGCCCGTCATCCTCGATCTCGCGCAGCCGGGCCGCGTGTTCCCGCCGCGCCCGGCGCGCTTGGATCTCCATGGCGGTGTCGATGTTCTCGATCACCGCCTTCTCCATCTCGTCGGCGATCGCGGTGTAGCCGTCGCGGACGCGACGATACATCGCCTGCATCTCCGCGGGCAGGGCATCGTAGCGGGCCTTGAAGGTGTCGTAGGTGGCCCGACGCGCCGCCTCTCCGGCGATGATTGTCTGGGCGGCGTCACGCCAGTAGTCGGCGGCGCGGCTGTTGCTGACGGTCTTCTTCGCCCATTCCAGCGACGGGTGCGGCTGATAGGCGGCGCTGGGATCGAACCCCGCCCTGGTGGTGTCGTGCATCAGCTGCATCAGGCCGGCGTTCTCGCGCGGCTTCTTGCGGGCAAGGCTGGTCCAGTCGTCCACGACAGCCGCAGTCTTCGCCTGCCAGTCGTTGCGCAGGGCGTCCATCTTGCCCTTGAGGTCGAGATAGGTGGCCGCGCTCATCAGATCCCGACCAAGTTCCTCGAACAGGGCGCGGCCGGGCACCAGGGCGAGCGTGTTGATGGCCCCGCCGGTGCCCATGGCGTCGGTCAGCATCGAGGACGCCAAATCGCCGGCTTTGGTGATCCAGTTCCGGGCCCCGCGATCGGCCTCGGGCTCCATGATCCGGGCTTCCCTCTCGCCCGCATACCGGGCGAAGCGGCCGGTCCCGGGATCCCGCGCGGTCGCCCGGCGCCGCGCACCGATGCGCCCGTCTGCCATCGCCTGCATGGTCCGCGCCGCACTCTGGAAGCCCCGGCCACGGAAGGCGTTGGCGGCCGCCGTCAGGAACGCCGCCATCTTCTGCAGAGCCCGCAGGACCGGCCCCTGAGCGTCCCAATCGCGCCTCCACGCCCGGTAGAGTTCGGCGACCCTCTCCTCGGACTTGATCGCTTCGCTTTCGCCCTCATAGGCGGCCTCGATGCGGGCCGAGATCTGCGCGTCGGCCCGACCGGCGCGGACCAGACCAGTCCATTCCGCCCGGGTGAACAGGCCCCATTCCGACCCCCACAGGTTCGGATCGCGCATCGCATGGACGATCTCATGCCGGGCGATGCCAGCGGCGCCCGCGGGGTCGAGTTTCCCCGACAGGGTGATGGTCCGCTCGCTCCCGCTGGAGACGTAGCGGCCGGAGATCTCGCGGCCGTGGCGGTTCAGGAGAGTGCGGACGACCTTGCCCGTCACAACACTGGCAAGCCCGGCGTCGGCGAGTTCGCGGTTCAGAACGCTCGTCAACTCCGCGATGTCGTCGCGAGTGGGCTGGGGGTCGGCTTCAATGGCACCCCATCCTGCTGGCGTCTTGTCGGCGCGATCGACGATCGCTATGTTCAGGGTGTCGGCTCCCGCTGACGACGGCCTCGCACTGGCTTCTTTGCCCGGAGAGCTGGCCGAACCTTGGCGGGAGCCGTCTTCACTCATGTGCCTGAGATCGTAGTGGTAGGTGCCGTTGGGCGCTTCCCGGAGGATCACGACCACGTTGTGCTTGGCACCGGCCAAATCGACGGTGACGGCGAAGCGATGGACGGCCTTGATCTGGGTGTCGGTGCCGCGCGGCGGCTCACTGGACACAAAACGGGCCTTGGCGATCATGCCGAGCAGTCCCGGCACCATCCGAAGGAGATCTTCGCCCTTGCCTCCGCTGGTTTTCGCGGCTCCACGCCGAGAGAACCGGACCTCCCAACCCGTTTCCTCGTTGACCACGACCTGGCTGACCAAGTTCTCCCGATACCAGCGGAACGCGCGCTTCCCCAAGTCCAGGACGTCGGCATACTCGCCGAGTTCGTCGCCGGTCAGCACCACATCGGCGCCCACCGGATCCCGGCTTTCGCGCTCGGTGGTGTCGTCGCCCGGGTCTTCGCCGCGCTTCGCCCCGTCGCGCAGTTTCGACCCTTCCTCGATCGTGGGGGCGACAAAGGGGCGTTCCTGATACAGCGGCACACCGGTTTCGCTGGCGGCCTGCATGTAGGGGACGTCGCCTTTGTCGGTGACGACAAACCAGTCCTCGGCGGTCCAGCGATGCCCGGTGACGGCCCGCTCCTTGTCACCGACATAGATCAGGCTGTCCACGGGTGCGCCCTGGCGCAGCCACGACGGCGGCGGGACCGGGTTCATCTGCAGGTCGCGATCGATCTCCGTGCGTTGCGCAATCTTCTTGGCGAGTTCGTCGGCCTGATGGAAGGGCTCGGCCTTAGCGCGGTCGAGGCGCTGCATCTGGACCGCAAGGCTGGCCAGTTCATCCTCGCGCTGTTGCAGCCTTTCGGGGACGCGCCGGATGTTCTGCTCCACCGACGGCAGGCTGGGCTGGTTGATGACCATCTCGCTGCGCCGCATGATGGAGATGGTGGTGTCTTCGAAGCCAGGACGCAGCGACCATTTCGAGCGTTCGAGCTTGATGCCAAAGCCCTGCACCTCGACCGGCAGGACGCGGGTTTCGCCTTTGCCCATGCGGGTCATCTGGGCTTCCAGGAAGGCTTTCAGGGCCTCGGCGGCGTCGGGGCGGTTGTCGTAGGTGGTGCCGTCGATGGTGGCGGTGAACGTGCCTGCCTCACGCAGGGCCGCCACATGGGCGGCGTCGTCCCGCAGCGGCGGCATCTGCTCGTTGATGGACTCGATGCGGCGGGTGATCTCCTTGGTCCTGCGGACCGCATCCGCGATGCCGGAGGTGTGGATGCGCTCGCGCTCGCGGAGACGCTTGATGCCCTTGTCCAGCTTCGTCATCTGCATCAGGCGCGGGTCGCCCGCGGCCTCGGACAGGGTTTCGGCGAGGCTGGCGCCGTCCATGGTTTCCGCATCATCGACGGCGTCGCCCTCGATGACCCGCTGACCGTCCTTGGCCTTGAGGAAGGCCTTGATGAAGCGGTCCTTGATCGCCAGCACCTGCCAGCGGCGGCCGTCGAGCCTCTCGGTGAGATACCGATACTCCAGCACCGTGTTCCAGGTGTTGCCCTGCCGTTCACCACGCCCGTTGCGCTGTTCAAGGTCGCCCGGCATCCACGGCGCATCGAGGTGGTGCATCGCCCGCAGATGCTTCTGCATGTTGACGCCGACACCAAGCGTCCGGGTCTGGCCAATCACGACCCTGATCCGGCGCTCGTTCATGGCATCGGCAACCGCCTTCTTCTGGTCGGCGGTGACGCCCCCGGCGACGATAGCGATTTCCTCGCGCTTCACACCCTGCGCGACCAGCTTTTCGACGATGTCGTTGGCGAGGTTGAACTGTTTCTTCTTCGTCCGGGTCTTGTTGCCCTGCTCGTCGGTCTTGGTCGAGACAGTCTCATCGCTGTAGCCCTCGTCCATGAACAGGACTTGGGTCGCCATGGGCTCGTCGTTGTAGATCCGCGCGATGTTGCGCACCGCCCGGTTCGCCTTGCTGGCGGGATGATCCTCGGCCTCGGGTTCCTGCAGCCTCGCATCCATGGAGGCGCGGTTGGGCACGTTGTTGTAGACGATCGGCGCGTTCGGCCCACCGCCCAGCATGATCTCGCGCCGGGTCTTCCCATCGGCCTCCTTGAACTCCTGGGCGTAGTAGCGGACCTCGTTGAGGATGCGGCGCTGATCCTCGCCCATGGGCCCGATGTCGTGGATCACCTTCTTGTAGGGCCGACCGATCGGCTTTTCCGCACGACCGTTCTCCAGATAGTCGCGTTCCTCGGCCGTGAGGTCAGGCGCCTTGAGGTTCTTGCCCGACGGCGTCTCGCGCGGCTTGAACTCAGGCATCTCGGTCGCGAACACGATGTCCAGAAATTGGCCAGCCATGCGGCGCAGTTCGGAGACGTTGATAAACGCGGCCAGGCGTTCCACGTTTTCGAAATCACCGGTGGAGGTCAGTTCGACATCAGCGACGGTGTCGGCGAAGGTCTTGAAGAAGCCGTCCCAGGTGTCGACGCGGTTTTCCCGCATCACGTCGTCCATGACGTAATACATCTGGTGGTAGATTTCGGAGAGGGTGTTGGTGATGGGCGTCCCGGTGAAGACGTGGACACCGGTTCCGCCACGCAGGCCCTTGACGTAGGAGGTCAGGAACCGCAGCGCCAGCGACTTGTTGGATGTCCCGGTGTTGAGGCCCTTGACCTGCATCCGCGTCGCCAGCGGGGGCTTCTTGAACTCGTGGCTCTCGTCGACAAGGATCATGTCGATCCCCAGCTTCTCGAACGTGATCGCACCTTCGCGGCTGGCGCGCTGCGCCTGCTTCTCGATGTTCTCGATCAGGCGTTGCCGCGCTTTCACCATCTCCTTGGCGGTGATGGGAAGCCGCATCTTCTTCAGCTTCGCCTCGTCATCGAGGTCGTCCACGGTCAGGTTGACGCCCTCGGCCTCGGCCGCCTCGATCGCTTCCCTCTCGTAGGCGGCGATGTCTTCGGCGGCCAAGGCGTCTAGCGTCTCGCGAGACAGCGCCATGCGATCCAGAAGCGAATGCGGGATCACGATCAGATCCCAATCCTCGGTCGCGATCCGCGCCATCTGCGCCGGAAGTTCGGCCGTGGCCAAGTTGTTGATGTAAAGGATCTTGGCGCCCGGATAGGTGTCCTGCGCCTCGGAGGCGACAGCCGCGGAGTTGGCGTTGTGTGCGATCAGGAGCGGCTTCCGGGCGAGACCGTAGCGGCGGCTTTCCACGGCGATGCCGGTCATCGTGATGGTCTTGCCGGTGCCGACCTCGTGGCCGTAGATGCCCCGCTGGTTCAGGATGCCCTTCCAGATCGCGTCGGACTGATGCTTGCGCAGGCTGAACGGGTCGTCGCCGCGCTTCAACGCCATGCCCGGGAACTCCAGGAACGACCCATCGAATGCGGGCAGCGCCACCGCGTTCATCACCTCGTTGTAGGCGATCTCCATTTCGGCCCGGCGCTCGGGATCCTGCCACAGCCAAGCCCCGAACTTTTGGCGCAGGTCGGCGGCCTTCTGGTTGGCCTGTTCAGTCGCCTTGGTATCCTTGAACGTGCCGTCCTCGCCGGCGTCATAGGTGACGGTCAGGGTCTGTGTGTTCAGCGTCGCCTCAAGGAAGCGACGCAGGCTGAGGCCGGTGCCGCGCCGGCCTGGCCCGGGCGCGCCGGTGATGTCGCTGATACCGGCCATGTGCGCGATCCGGTCGGAGAGATCGACGCGCCAGCCCGTGGCACCGCGGACCAACACCACATCGTCGTCTCGCGGGTTCTGGATCTGCAGGGTCTCGACAATGAACTGCCGGTTGGCTTCGACGCCGACCCAATCCGCGCCGAACCTGGCCTCGATCTGGAAGTATGGGACATCCGGGGGCTGCACCGCGACCAAGGCGTCGACCGAAGCCTGCATGTCCTCGCCGTTGGCAAGCGCGTCCTTCGCATCGCGGAGTTTTTGACGGACGTTGCCGGAGAGATAGATGTCCGCGGCCTCATACCCGCCCCCTGGCGTCCGGTAGATTGCCTTGGACTCGGCGAGGTCGGCAACAACCTCGGCCACGGGCTTCCCCGCGATTTCGGAGGTGCGGTCGAGATCCAGCACGACCGACTCGTTGCGCGCCATCACGAAGGCATCCCGGATGCTGGGGTTTTCCAGCTTTCGCGACGCCCTAACCGTGGCCTGTTCCATGATCGGAGACGGCTCGCCGGTGCGCGTCTCCAGCGCCGCCACGAACCCGGCATTGGGGTCGCGCAGCTTCACCATCGTCTTGAGGGCGAAACTGTCCGCGATCTTGCCGTGGTCCTTGACGAAGGCGCGGTAGAGCTTCTTGAGGTCGGCGCGCTTGGTGTCAGCATCCGCGGCCCCGGCCCGGTCTGCTTCCATGACGGCATCCGCGGCCTTGCGCAGCGCGACCAGCGTGCGCATCTGGTTCATCCGCCGCGTCGTCTCCGATGCGTCGCTGGTCTTGATCTTGGCGACATCCTCGATCGGCGCCATCTGGTCGCCGAGAACGTGGAAGACCTCGCCCTTTTCATCGACCGTCACCGAGAAGATGCGATCGGTGGTGGTGTTGGCGGTAAAGCGGGGCTCGCTCCCGCGCCGGATCGGCTTGTAGGCGTCCTTGGGGACACGGTTCGCGATGTTCTCCAGCAACTCCCCGATGTTTTCGGGGCGCTGCACGATCATCCCGGGCTTGCCGTAGGTGGTGCCGTGGCCCTTGTCCAACTTGCCCAGGATGCGGCTGGCGTCGCGCTGGAAGTAGTCGTTGACGTTGAATCTGCCGTCGCCCCAGACCGAGGAGTTCACCCACGTCTCCCCGGTCACATCGAGGATGGGGGCTTCACGCTTGCGCAGGATGATGATGTCGGTGACGACCCGCGTTCCCGCGTATTTCTCGAATGCCCCCGAGGGCAGGCGGAATGCGGCAACCAGTTCCGCGTTCTTGGCGAGGTGCTGCCGGATCCCGGCGTTCTTCTGGCCGTCCATGGTGAAGGCCGAGGTGATGCCGACGACGAGACCACCGGCGCGGACCTGATCCAGCGCCTTGACGAAGAAGTAGTCGTGCAACGACGGATTCAGGCGATCGTAGCGCCGATCCGCGACCTTCACGTTCGCGAACGGCCAGTTCCCGATGACGAGGTCATAGAAACCATCGGGCACCCGGCTTTTCTCGTAGCCCATGATGCGGATGTTGGCGTCCGGGTAGAGCATCTTCGCGATACCCCCGGTGGTCGCCTCCAGTTCGATGCCGGTCAGGGCCGAATTGGCGGCGATTTCGGTTGGCATCAGGCCGAAGAAGTTGCCGACCCCCATGGCGGGCTCAAGAATGCGTCCGCCCTTGAAGCCCATGGCTCGGACCGCGTCCCACATCGCCTTGACAGTCGGCGGGTCGGTGTAGTGGGCGTTGATGATCGAGGTCTGCGCGCTGATCCAGGCATCCTTGCCGAGGTGGTCGCGCAGCCACGCGCTTTCCTCCTTCCACTCCTCTTTCGGCCGGGGATTGTCCCAGGTGCCTTGAAACAGTTCTTGCCCGAAGGAGCCCCAGCCGATGAAGGCGGCCATGGCGTCCAGTTCTTCCGGGGTCGGCTCGCGGTGTTCGTCGCGGACGCGCTGAAACGCTTCCATCGCGGCGCGGTTCTTGGTGAACCGCGCCTTGGGACCGCCCGCGAACAGCTTCTCGGGGTCGGTTATGCGGTAGTTGCCGCGTCCAGCGCCTTGGGGTTGCTTTCGGCGGGATCGAGCATCGCCCAATCCCTCCACGCCATCTCCGTCGCCTCGCCCTGGCTCATCCCCTCGCGGAGAAAAGAGATCACCGTCTGCGCGATCCGATCGGCGACGACGTGGGCGAGCGCGACCAGCGCCCCCCACTCGGTCATCGACTGCATCAGGTCCGGGCGCTGCCCCTTCCACGCCTCGATCAGTTGCGTCTCCAGCGGGCTCCCCGGTGGTTCCCCGGCCTGCGTCAGTTTCCGGCTCTCCGCCTTCGCCCACCTGGCCAGCGTTTGCGCCGTCTCCCTGGGGATCCGCATCCTCGACCTCCGTGGTGTCAGAGGCCATTGTATCAGGTTCCGGCGCCTTCTTCGATGCCTCTGCGCGCATCTTGCGGATTTCGGCAATCACGTCCTGATCGCTGTCCATGTCAGCGATGTCTTCGCCGTCCAGTTCGAAGTTCCCGCGGATCTGGTTGTAGGCGTTCCGGGCGTAGGGCTGCGCTTGTTCCAGGGTCAGCCCCATGCGCTCCATCATCGCGTCGATCAGTTGCCGGAAGCGGCGGCGGCCGGCGCGGACGTAGAGCGACCCGATCTTGAAGGCCATGCCTACCATCTCGGGATCTAGTCCGGTGTTGGTCTGGCTTTTCAGGCGTGCTGCGAACTCGGCTTCCAACGCCGCCAGTTCCGCGTTCTCGGCCTCGGAGAGGCCCTTGAGGGCCTTCGGGGAGGGCGCGGCGAGCGTGGGCTGCGTCACCTGCGTCACCCCTGCGCCACCGGCATCGGCGGGATCTGGCGGCAGCGGGCCGGTAGGTTTCGATCGGGACGTGGCCGCGATCCGTTCCTCGGCAGTGGAGAAGTCACCGCCGCGCCGCGAGGTGTCGACCGTGATCGCGCCGTCAGGCGCGACCTTCACGTTCTCGGAGACGCGGACGCCGCTTTCGACGTAGGACCGGACTCCCCGCCCATCCTCGAACAGAGGGAGGCCATTCGCATTGGTGCCGATGCGGCGCCGCGCATCCTTGGGGCGCTGCGGGCCGTCCTCGCGCGCCTTCGTCTTCGCCCGCCATCCCTCGATGGCTTCCTCGATCTTGGTCTCGGGCACATCATAGGCGCCGGAGAAGAACCCGGAGCCATCGGGGGCATAGACCTCGGTGAGATTGGTCCTGCGCTTGACGACAAACCCGTCTTCGGTCGTTTGGGTTTGCTTGGTGGTCGGCTGGCCGCGGACCACCACCCTCTCGTAGCCGGGCCGCAGCGGCCCCAGCGGGTCGATCTTCGTGGTCTTGCCGGTTCCCAAGGAGGTGACGGTCAGGGGCTCGTCGGTCAGCCCCAGGGCGTCCTTGACCTTGTCGAAGTGCTTGCGGGAGAACACCCAGCCTTTGGCGCTCGCGTCCCAGGTAAAGGAGACACCGTCGACCTCGGGTTTCTCCGTGCCGGGGACGCCACGCAGCACCGCGGCCTTCTCGCGGATCGGGAAGATCGCGGCTTGGGGATTGCGAGCCCGGTAGATTTGCCCCGAGGTCATCCCTGCGCCTGCGGGGCCCTTCTTGGCGCTGGGAAGCCAGGACTTGAACTCGGGGACCGTCATCGCGCGGATTTGCATCAGGCGCTTGGGCCCGGAGCCATCGCTAAAGCCATCGGTGTAGGTCAGTGCCGCGTCCGCGCTGTCCTTGAAGCCCAGCATGACCTTGTGTTCGTCAAAGGCGCCGGTCTCGGGATCCTTCTGGTCGATGATCCACACGGTTTCGCTAGACGGGTCTGGGCCCATGTAGAAGTCGACGTGATCGCCGTCGGCGCCCTCGGTTCCCAGGATGCGCCCGTAGTCGGCTGGCATCTTAACCGACCACTCTGTGCCATCGGGCGCCGTTCCGCGCCTGGTGCTGCCCTTGGCGTTCTCGATCGACAGGGTGAGGCCACGCCATTCGATCTTGCCGGTCTTGTAGTTCTCGGCCTCGGCCTGCGCGGGGGTGGGCGACGGGTTGGTTTCGGATGCTGCGGCCTCGAACTCCTCGCGCGTCGGAGTCTCCTCCTCGCGCGGCGGTGGCGCATCCTGCGCGCCCGGGGGCGCGTCTGGCGCCGGGCTGGTGGGTGCAGCCGGTGCCGCACCGGGCGCGGGAGGCGCGGCCGCCTCGGGCGTGACCGTGCCGGTCTTCTTGGCCTGCGACCACAGCGCCACGGTCTTGTCGTTGGCCGGGAACACCTTGGAATCGGGCATTGGCGGTGCCTCGGCGTCGTTCCCGGGGCGCGGTGCATCGGTGGTTTCGGTTTTGTCGGTGGGGAAGCCATAGGCCTCGAAGTTGTCGATCCACTGCAGCGCGTTGCCCAAGGGCCCGCCGTCGTTCACAAGTTCGCCGGTTTCCTCGTCCCGTTCCGGCATGTTCAGATTGGTGTCGTCGTCAATGATCGCTTCCAGGAGCGCCTGCGCCTCGGCGACCGCCACCGCGCCTTGGTCATACGTCCCGTCAGGGCCCTTTCCGGTCGCATCGAACTGTCGGATGTCGCCGCCCTTGGCGCGGGTGGCCATTTCGGCGCGACGGGCGAGGCCGTCGAGTTCGGCGATCACCTCGCCCGCGATGCTGTCACGCAGCTTCGCCATCCGCTTCTGCTGGCGCGGGGAGAGACGATCCGCGATCTTGAAGGTGTAGCCGGTGACGGCGGGGGGGCGGGGGCCCACGGGGGCCGGTTGCGGCACCGGCGGCGTCACATCTGTCACATCTGTCACATCTGTCACATCTGCGACGCGCTGGCCGGGCTGCAGAACCAGCGGGCTGGACGGTCGTGCGGCACCATCGAGGCGCGCCTTGACTGCACCCGAAAGGTCAGCCCATGCCGCGCCGATCGCCTTTCTTCCCGCGGGATTCAGGTTGCCTTTCGGCGTGCTGAAACCCGCGCGTTGAAGCGCGTCCTCACGTTCATCCGCCGACATCTGGTCCCACGACGACCCGATGCCTTCCGCTTCCATCGCAGCGCCTTGAGCGGCGGGCGCGGCGGTCGTGACCGGACCGGTCGGCTGCGCGCCGACAGGATCCACGGGAGCGCCACCAGAAACGGCGGCAGGATCGGAGCGGGCAGGAGGCGCAAGAGAGTCAGCAAGGGAGGTATCATCTCCTTCCGTCAGCGATTGCAGTTTGGCCACGGCCTCATCGCGTCGCCGTGTCAGGGCCGGATTCCATCCGGCCTGCTTCGCCGCGGCGTTGATGGTCTCGATCTGCCGGGTGATCGCCGCGATCTGGTCGGTGTCGGCCTTGATCTGGGCGGTCGCCTCGGACTTGGCGTTGATCCCGCCCGGATCATTTACCGCGGCGCGGTCCCTGGCGATGTCGAACTCCGCTGCGGAAAGCGCGACCTCCTCGCCCCCGATGCGCAGGACGACACCCATATCGTCTTCACGCAAAACCACGGCGTTGTAGACCACTTCGTCCTGGTCCGCGATTTCGACCGTTCCGCCGGGCTTCAGGTCCGGGAACTGGCTGGGCGGCGGCGCCTCTCGCATCGGCAGTGGCGGGGCCGCGGCAACCGCCGCCTCCAGCGGACCCATGGGCGGGGGCGCGGGGAGTTGAACCCCCGCCGCCGGGCCTTGGGGGAAGCCAGGCTCACCAACGACGGGGGCGACCCCAGGCGCCGCCACGCCCGGGGTGAGGTTGGCCGCTTCCGCGGCCCGGGCGCGATCTTCCTGACGCTCCCGATACTGTGCGACGGGCTCGACCGGGGCGCGCAGGCCCGCACCGGCACCGGCGCCGGCGGCAAAGGCCGTGGTCAGCCGCTCGATCACCTCGTCGCGGCTATACTGCCCCCCTGCGGCGCCGGTGACGCCCATCACGATGCCTTCCTGGAGGAGTTCGGTCGACCCCTCGGCAATCGCGGCCTCGATCACCCGGGCGGCGCCGCGCGAAAGGCCGTTCTTCATCAAGGTCGAAGACAGAGACCCATCAACGGCGCGAAGCGCGACCTGGGAAGGCAAGAGCCCGCCGAACACCTTGTTCAGGCCGAACAAATCGAGGGCCGCCATTGCGGCACCGCCGCCGTATGCAAGCCTCATCCTTTGCTCCAGCGGCAGGTCTGGAAGCCGTTCCTTCACCTCCTCGTTGATTTCAGCCCCGCCGAACACAAACCCAACGGCAGGAGATGCACCCCCGGACGCGAGAAGCGCGCCCATGTAGGGAAGCGAAGCGGCGATGTTCTCGCCGACGAACTGCACCGCGGATCCGAACCCCTCAATGTCGCCGAGGCCCTTGATCTCGAACCCAGCCGCAGCCAGTTCGGCCATGTTTTGCGTGGCGCGTTGCTGAACAGCGCTCAACGGCGCGGTGCGAATGGCCTCGGCGCGTTGCTCTGCCGTTCCGGCGTCAACTCCTGCGACCTTGCGAAGGCGCTCGAAGGTCTGCCCGAGCCAACTGCGCTCCGCATTTTCCGCCATGTCGCGGGAAAAGTCGTGTCCCGACCTCATCGCTTGCGACGTTGCCCGCCCAAAAGCCAGCCCCAGCCGGGACAACGCACCGGTGGCTTGTGCTTCGGTCGCAGCGCCCTCGCGCGGATAGAGCGTGGCCTTGAACTCGGCGGCGCGGCCGAGGATGCGATCCCTGGCACGGGTATCGCCACCCAGCACATCGAGGATGGCCTGATCCGGCGTCCTGCCCGCGGCGACCCTCGCAGCAAGATCCCGGGCCCGCTGGTCAGCCCGTGCGGCAGCGCCTTCGATCCCTCCGGCAGGGTTTTCCAGCTCGTTTTCCTGCATGGCAAGCAGGACGTTGACGCCGACGTTGTGGCGGCGAGCGGCGTCCTCGAACGCGGATTTCAGGGTCGGCGCTTGTGCCGTCGGGGTTGCGGGCGGTGTCGCCGTGTTTTGAGGGGTCACACCCGGGGGAATGGCGCCGAGGGCGGCGGTCGGACGGAAGACGTTTCGATCGGACATCTGGGCTCCCCGGGTTTCCCCGTCAGAGCCACACGTCCTGCGCGGCCTATGTCGCCAACAGATACCGCGAGAGACGGCCTACCGGCAAGCAGCGATCACCACAGCGGCGGTGCGGCCGCTGGTCCGGTTGGCGTCGAGCCCGGCGGGATCGCGCCTGGCGGCCCGCCCGCGGCGGCCTGGTCCAGAAGCCGAATGAACTCCACGGCGGTGGCGATCTGCTGGTCCATGGGCAATTGCGCGAAGGCGAGATCGGTCTTTGATTTCTCCGCGATGGCATCGCTGATCCGTTTCGCCATGGGAGGCGCGGTCCCGGCGTCAAGCTGGGCCTTGAAGATCGCTTGCTGGCGTTCCGCAACTGCAGCGGCCTGGGCCTCGATCTGTTTCAGCCGATACTCGAACGCCTGTTCCGGGGCGAGCATGTTGATGCCCTGCATCAGAAGGTCGCCCGGCCCGCTGAACTCCTGGACGATTTCCCGGCCGGTGGCCTCGTCCCTGAAGGTGACGCGGGCGCCGACGATGGCGTCGCCGTCGCGGATGAAATCGCTCTTGTCTTCCACGATCGTCATGCCGTCGCCGAAGTAGTCGAGGGTGTTGTAGGCGCGGGAGATCGCGGACTTGAAGCCCTCGAAGTCTCCGAGTTCGGCGGCAAATACCGCTTGCCCCCAAGCCCTCATGCCCTCGCGCGTCTTCTCCGCTTCCGCCCACTCGTTGAGCGCAGTCAGCTTCTCGATCTGCCCGGTCTGCAGGTAGAATTGCTGCATCTGAGGCAGACCAGTCTCCATCCAGTGCTGCACCGCGGAGTCGGCGACCCTGCGGACGGTGTTGGGGGGGTAGTCTGCCACGGTCGGCGCCTGCCCGCGCGGGGTGCCCGCGGGGGGAGTCGACGGTGCGGCATCGCGGACGACGCCGCGGGCGGCGGTCGTGCTGGGCGGTTCAGCGGGCGATGTCGGGACGGGCGCGCCGTCAACGGGCTGCACGCCGGGGCTTCTGGCGTAGGGATTCACGTCGCCCTGCTGCTGGGGGAGCGCTGCATCCAGATCGCGTGCAGGCGGGCGAGGGGCGCCAGATGCGTCTTGGCGCATGGGTGCGGCATCGGGCGAGCCGGAACCGCGCGCAGCCAATCCGCGGTTCAGCGCCAAAGCGGCGGAGGTCGGCGGCCCTCCGGCGCCCGGGCCCGTTGGTGCTGGCATTGGGCCCGGTCCCGCGGCAACATCCGGCGGCACGATGCCCGGCGGCGTGATGATCCTCTGCGTCAGCGCCGCGGAGTCGGCGACCGACGTGACCGGCATCTGCCTCGGACCCGCGGGCGGCGCTGCGACGGACGCAGCGGCCAGAAGCGCCTGGTATTCGAGGTCGCGCATGTTTTGCCCGGGCGCGGGCATCGCCACCGCGGGATCAGCGGCGCTCGGCGGGATCACCCCCATCGGCACATGGGTTCGCGCGGTTCCATCGGCGAACGGCACAGGGACGTTTCCGGCCATCGTCGGCGGGATCTGCGACACGAAACCCATACCGGGCATTTGCGCCATCACAGACGGCGGCGGGGCTACCGGCGGCCCTTGCATCGGGGGCAGCGGCATCGGCCCTTGCGCCGGGGGCAGCGCCGGGCGCGGCGGGGGCGGTTCCATGGTTGGCAGCGGGACCGCGCCCATCGGTGCCGCGGGCGCCACCGGCGGCGCTGCGCTGGACGGCGGCGGTGCGGCGGGCGCGGGCGGCGTTGCGACACCTGCGACGCCTGCGACACCGGGCGCGGCGGGCGGGATGACGCCCTGCATGGCGGCGGCCCAAGCCGCACGTTCCTGCTCGGCAAGGCTGGCGGCCTGGACCCTTTGCCCATGTTCCCAAGCCGCGCGCCCCTCGCGCGCGTCTTCTTGCGAATGGCGTCTGGCACGGTCCTCGAACCACGCCTCATCCATGCGTTCCTGCCGTTCCCGATCCAGCTTGCGATCCTGGCGGCGGGTCTTCCATTCGTCGCCCCGGAAGAAGCCTTCGACGAACGACCCAAGGGCTACTCCGCTCATGACGGTCCTCCCGGACGAATTGCCCCCATGGGCGCCGCAGATGCGACCTGCTGGGGCGGGTTCAGGTAGTTGGCGATCGCGGTGTCGAGGATTGCATCAGGGACATTGCGGAAGCCATGCCATTCGGAACGAAGGGCGGCCCGGCGCGCCTCTGGTGTCCGCGCCCCGGCGAGACGGCGCCCGGCGAGGTGATGGAACAGCCGGGTCTGTGTGTTGCCGTCGAACACGGTGTTACCGGGCAGGCCAAGTTCGCCCGCGGCACCCCGCAAAGTCGACCCCACGATCTGGTAGTAGCCAAGAGGGGTGGCAACCTCGCGCCGCGGGTTCACCGATTTCACCCACTGCCCATATTCGCCTGAGGGGTTGGTGAACTCGGCAAGCTGATCCAGCGTCATGGTGGAAACATCGACGCCCGCGAACCGGCCGCCTTCTCGTTGCGCGTGCCCGAACAGGGTCGAATAATCGCCCGCCCCTTCGGTCGCCCGGATCAGCCCGTCCAGTGTCGCATCCGGCCCGTAGACTGCGGATCGGCTGGGCGGCGGCACCGCAGCGCCCGGCGGGACAGCCCCGCGCGCCAGCGACACCGCGTTTGGCGGCATCTGGCCGTTGGCCATGGCGGCCTCGGCTTCGGCGCGACGACGATCCATCTCCTCGCGTTCGATCCGCCGATCCCGGGAAGCCCCGAACCCCTCGGCGAACGCGCCCATGGCGATCCCGGCCATGTCAGGCCGCCTTGGCAGTCGCTCGCGGCGTGATGGCATTCTCCAGTTGCGCCACCTTCGCCGCGAGTTCCTTCACTGCCCCCAGCGCCATGCCGGTCATGTCCGACAACGCGATGGTCTTGCCGTCTCCCATTCCGGTGATCCGCTGCATGTCTTCGGCGTAGGGGCCGATATGGGTGCCGGGCGGCCCCATGCCTTCCTTGTAGCGCCAGGTATCCACCGGCATCTCCTCGACCGCGCGCAGCACGCCCTTGGGTTCGGCCTTGTCGGTTTTCGCCTCCTTGGACGACAGCATCGACGCCCACGGCAGCGCGCCGGCGACAGCACCGAGGGCCCCGAACATGCCGCCGGTGTTCGCGGACCAGGCGTTGTAGCGGTTCTGGTAGTCCTGGTTCAGGATGCTGGCCTGCTGGTTGTATCCCTGCATCGCCGCGGATCCACCGGCTTGCACCGCCCCGGACCCCGCCGACATCGCGGACAGAGGGTTGACGCCCAGACCTGCACCAAGCCCGATGGCGGCACCGGTGCGGCTCACACCTTCGGCCTCGACACCGCGTCGGGCAAGGTTGACCGCCCCCGCCTGCGCCAGTGCCGTATCCATGCCCGCCTTGGCTTCCATCGCCTGATACTGCCCGGATGAGGGGTCTACTCCCCGCGCCATGGCGTCCCGGCGGCGCGCCCCGGCGGCGGCAGCTGCGGCGACACCGACGTCGGCGGAAGCCTCGGCCCCGCGCGCCGCGCGCCTTTCCGGGCTATCCCAGGCGCGGGCGTCGGCAATGAACTGATCTTGCAGCGGACGGAAGACAGTCAGATCGCGGGCACGATCCTCGGCCGCCCATGCGTTGGTGGTTTCGGCCTGCCCCTTCATGAAAGCAAGCATGTCCTGACCTGTCTGGGCCGACAGAAGGGCGGCGCGCCCCATGTTCGGGTCTTGCTTCGGGGCCGATCCGCCCATGGCCGCAGTCCTCTTGGTCGCCGCTACGCGGGAACCGGGGCTGCGTCCTGCATCCACCGACAACGCTCGGGAGTGAGCATCATCAGGATAGCATCGGAGCCATCTGCGGCGCCAGCACTCAGTTTCGCCTCGAAACGGAAGCCAGTCCGCAGCGCCACCACCTGCGCCTGGATGTGCCATTCGGGGATAGGCGACCGCAGCCGTTTGATCCCCATGGCGTCCTTGTGGAAGACGAAGGTGAAGAAGATCCTTGCCAGTTCCGGGTGGAACCAGTCGTCGGTGACGCCGCAGAAGTGCATCCATGCGTCGTGAATCGAGCGGTTCTCGATCACGGCGATGCTGCGCAGTCGCGGGATCTCGCTCGGATCGTCGGGGTTGTTGATCGAATAGCCCGCGATTGCCTCGGCGTCGCTCTTGAAGTCCTTGGACCGCGTGAGATTGCGGGCGATGTTGAGGTGGGCGAGTTGCTCGGCCCGGGTGAGAAAGACTTTCATGGCGGTGTCCCTCTGGTGGCGTCAGGAAGGTGACACGATCCCGAACACCTGGTCCATCTGTTCGGGCGTCATGCCTTTGACCACCCGGATCAGTTCGGTGCCCGGGTGCATCCGGTCGATTTCGGAACCGCGCGCCCAGGTGCCGCGGAGCAGTGTGCGATCGGGTTCCGGCAACTGGTCGACGGCGTCGCTCAAAGGCCCGGCGGGGATGTAGCCCAGGCACGAGGTCAGATACTCTTGAGAGGTGAGGTGCCCGAGACGAACGCCGTTGTTCAGGAACACCGTCATGCGGATGGTCGTGGTCGCTCGCAAATCCTCGATGTCGACCGGCGGCGGTTCTTGCGGGGTAGTGGCAGGCGGCACGGGCGCGACCACCCATGTCCCGTTCTGCAGGAGGCGCGCGACCATCCCCTGCGCCGCGTTCGGCGGCGGCGTCGTCGTCGCGCCCGCGGGGATCAGCCAGCGATCAGGCTCGCGCGGGCTTGGCTGCGCGATGACAGGCCCGGTGTAGTAACCGGCGGCATCGGTCTGGTAGACGGTGATGGGGTCAGGCATCTCGACCTCAGTATTTAATGCAGTACAGCAGAGCGATGTTACGAGGACGATTTTCAGAAGCAGTTGGCACGACGAGCGATGCGTCGAAGCTCACTACCTGAGTGCTGCGATTGACTGAGCTGTCCTCAATCGAGCCGACATTGCCCATGAAGAAACTTGTGGCCGAGATGGCGCCGGACCAAGACAACAGCGGGTTAAGGTCACCAAACTCAAGGTGACGCTGGGAAAAGAACCCCGTGATGTTGCGGATAGCGTCACCTTGCGCGCTGCCGTGGGCACGTCCGACATCGACGCCGCGGCCACCATCGGCGCCGCGGATAAACTCGCCGCGAACGTCGGGCACAGCGAATGTGGTCGACCCATCCCCGGCACCAAAGGTGGTTCCGATGGCGGAGAACAACTCGGCATAGGCGACCCGCCCGATCAGGGCGCCATTGCACGGAAGCCAGCCCGCCGGTGCCGTGCTGCGAGCCATGGCACAGACGGTGCCCGGAGGAAGAAGGTCGGTCAGGATCGCGGGGGCGAGGTGATCGAAGTCGATAGCTGCCGCAGCAACCTTGTCACCGGTCACGGAGTCATCGGCCAGCGCGTCGGTGTCGATCGCTCCGTTGGGCAGCACAGGCGCGACCGTGAACGTCCAGATCCCGTTCAGCGTGAAGTTCCCGGAGGTGATGTTCGCCGGATACTTTGGCAGCGCCGAATAGGTCGAGGTGCCGTTGCCGACGAACAGCGTGGACTGATTGGTGACGACACCGATTTCGCCAGCGGCCAGAACGGGGTTTGCGGCCGCCCATTGGGCCGCGGTGCCCCGGCGAGCGAGAAGTCGGACGGGAATGGTTGCCATGTCGGCCTCCTACTCGATGCGCCAGGCGCGCAGGATCGTGGCACGCGGACCGCCGGTGATGCCGTTGAGTTGCGGGGTGATTGATGTGTCGGTTGCCGTCCCCGAAACGATGGCGGCTTGCAGCGTCAGCACCCGCAACTGGTTTGCGCCAGTCACGCGAACAACTGCTGCCAGCGGAATCGACTGGTTGCGGTTCGCGGCCAACGGCGCGCAGGTCGCCGCCGAGGCGTGGATGACCGCTCCACCTTCGTCAGCGATGCGCGCGGCAAGATCGAGGGTCGCCGCACTCGCCCGCGTGATCGTGCAGATCGCATCGACCGCCCACGTCCCGAAGGGCAGCCCCAGGCGCAGGGCTTCTACCCACGTCCCGGCGGCCGCCATGGCGACACCGGATGTGAGTTCGGCAATCTGAAACGGCCGCGGCAGAAACTCCGCTCGCAACGCATCCTTGTCGCCGACCAAAAGGGCGCGGCGTGGCTCGGCTTGCGGCCCACGGTCGCCCAGAAGCACCTCGATGCGTTCCAGAAGCCGGGTGTTGAAGCCTTCGCCCTCCATCATCCCGTCATCCCCAACTGATCGAAGGATTGGGCGAGGATGAAGCGTGTGAGGGTCGCGGTCCCAGTGATCTCGACTTCCCAAGTGCGGGCGAGAAAGCCAGAGGGCAAGCGCACCGGCACGTTGGCTCGCGTAGCGGTGTGACGCTCGACCCCATCGGCGATGATGGTAACGCTGACCGGGCTGGTCACTGGATCACCGGAAACTTCGACTTGCATCCCCGCGAAGTTGACGGGAGCCGTGAATATGAGGGGACCGCTGCGCCAGACATACAGGGCTGGCCCGGACAGTCTGGCGTCGAACTCCAGGATCTCGTTCTGCAGGCTTGCGATGTAGAGGCGGCCGTCGCGCTCGTCTTGCCATAGTGCCGAGGGAAGCGCGGCGATGGCGCCATCCAGCCGGGTAAAGAACGGCCGCTGCGGGTTGCGGAAGTCGATGGCGGCAAGTGCGCTCGTTTCTGACGCGCGAGACGGCGATCCGCCGTCCAGAACTGCGGCCAAAGGCGATGGCTCCGACGGGTCGCCACCGTCATAGAGGTCCAGCCCGGTGAACGTGGCGTCATGTGCGCCGCCGGAGATGGTCTCGATGTCGGCGGCGGGATAGCCAAAGATGTAGAGGCCGTTGTGGTGATGGGCGAAGAAGTCGGCGGGCCGAAGCGCCTCCCACTGGTCCATGGTAAACAAGGGTTCCGACACAACTTGCACACCCGAGGGGCTGATGACGGCAAGCCCGCGGTGTGTCGGATAGGCCGCAGCATACCCCATGTTGGCGATGCCGGCGCGGCTCAGGCACGGCAGGCCATCCTCGATCTTGGTCTGCACCATCGTGTCAGGCGTCGATCCCTGCACGATGTAGGGGCGTTCCTCGGTCAGGACTGCCACCGACTGCCCGAACGCGGCCAGCCCGACAATCGGGGAGTCGACGTTGCGCCGGTAGCGGATGGGCCAGGCATGGGGGATGTAAGGTTCGGAGAAGCACACGGTCTTGCCGTCGAAGCCGACCATGATGCCGTTGGCCATGGCCCGCAGACCCCGCAGGTTGGCGGGCGGGGGGTCGTAGTCGGTGGAGTCGATGACCTCGCCAAGAGGTGTCGTCGCGATATCATGGGCGAAGCTGGTGGTGGCGACCGGGATCTCGGTCACGAAGAACAGCGCAGTGATGCCCTGCTGGCTGGTCTGGGTCCGATAGATGCGGCGGGCGACGATGCTGCGCGAGGCCGGGGTTGCGGCGAACCCGCCGACGGTCGCCACACGGCCGGGCGACCACTCCACAGCCGCGGAAAGCGCCGACGGCGGGCTTTCCTCGCCCAGCGATGTCACATAGGTGTAGACGTATTGCACGGCCTGGGCGAGGCGGGCGTCAAGGGCGCCGCCCATGCTGACCGTGGGAGCCGACACCGGCGCGGGCAGCGCAAGAGCATAGACGGTGCCGCCTGCGAGCCTGACGAAGGCTCCGGCGCCGTCTTGGGTGTAGTAGATGCGGTCCTCAGCAATCGGCGCGCGCACCACATCGGTGAGGACATCGAAGGTCAGCCAGGCGCCGTTGAAGCGGTAGATCGACACCGGGACCGACGGTGTCGAGAACACCGGGTTCGCGGCCCGATAGGGTTCCAGCGACCCCCGTTCGAGACGGCAGTTGCGCGCGACCTGTGCGGCCCCCGCGGGCAGGTATCGCGGTTGCAGCCGCGGCATCTCTCCGGTGAAGGCGCGGATGTCGATCATCAGAAGAACTGCGCCTTGATGCGGGGGCGCGCGCTCTGTTGACCGCTGAACCCGTGGCTGGCCCGCTCGCGCTTTGCGGCGTCGAATGCGGCGAGGTGATAGGCCGCAGCCGCGGGGTCGGTGAACGACTGCCGCGGCATCATCATCAGTTTCGACACCGCCCCATGGGCAATGGTGTCGGCGTGGTTGTCGAACAGGAACCTGGGCACCCGGTTCTGTTCGGTTTGCAGGGTCGTGGCCCCGCTGACGCCGAACCTCGCGCCGACGACAGGCTTGAGGATCAGGCTCAGGAACAGCGACCCGCCGGGCTCGGTCGGCCATGGGGCGATGATCGCCGTGTTCTCGGTGATCTGCGTGATCGAGTGCGGGATCCCGCGGAGGCCATCGGCGCCGATGTCCTGCGACGACACATCGACAAGCGCGGTGGGGGCAAGCATGAGACCGTCGTATTCCGCTCTCTCGATCCGCACGATGGTGCTGGACTCCTGGGCGATTTCGAGCGCCACCGGATCGTCGGGCAGGTCGACGGTGACGATCTCGCGCCACAGGGCGGTGGCCTCACAGAACTCGGCCGCGGCGAGTCTCAGCATCATCAGCGCCGCGGGCTGGGGGGCGTCGGGGACATAGACCGAGACGTGAGGCAGGAACGAGGCCAGGGGCTCCCATGCCGTCATTGCGCTGCCTCCGGTGCATAGGCCGCGCGCGGCGTCGTGATCTTTTCGTTCACCCGTTTCAGCCCAAGGGCGGACCGCGCCTCGTTCATGTGCGCGATCGCCCGTTCCGCCGATCCCGGCAGTGCCATGTCCTTGCGGAGGGCAAAGGAGATGACGAGGTCGACGACGACATTGAAGTAGATGTCGGGCACCGGGACATTCGCGGAAAACGGAGCCCCGCCAAGAGGAGCAGGATACCGGACCACGGACACCTCGATGCGGCCGGTGCCGTCGTTGCCGGGAAAGACGTAGTAGTCGCGCGGCTCGGCCGGGTCGGCCATGACGTGCATCACCGTCGACGCATACGGCTGGATCGCGGGGTTCGACCATCCGGGCATCGAGGCGTCCAGCGCGGTGCGGTTGACGGCGGTGATGGCGGCGCGGGGCGTGTTGTTGGGCGCGGGGCCGACATTGCGCGTCGCCCTTGCCATCGCGATCCAGGTGTCGGGGAGTGTCTGGTAGGCGCCAGCCTGCAGCGACAGGAACGTGGTTTCGGCCATCGCCGACGGCTTTTCGGTCGCGATGTAGACAAGGGCGCGGTGGAGGTAGCCGTTCAGTTCGGCGAGCGGCCATCGGACGTTGTCGATGTCGCTCAGGATCACCGAGACCTGAGCGAACACCTGGGACTGCGTGAACGGCATCGGCTACTCCCCGGCGCTCACGCGCCTGCGGCGCGCTCCCGGCGCCCCTGCACGATCTGCGCGATGATGGTTTCCGGCTTCGCGCGCGGGCTCGGCGAGCGGCCGAGTTCCGCCTCCATGATCGACCCCAGCTGTTCCCGCGGCATGTCCGGGGTCAGCCCGTCATCGACTGCCTGCCCGACGAGTTGGGCGGGCACGGGCGCATCTTCGGGGTTTCGGGTGTCATCGCCATCCTGCGCCACCGGCACCTGCGCGACGACCGGCGCGACGCCGCCCTTGCGGATCGCTTCTTCCGCTGCGCGCTTCGCGTCTTCCTCGGCATCGCGGGCGGCGTTGGCGGCGGCAACCGCGACGGGGTCGATGTCGCTGTTCATGGTGCTGACCGCAAGCAAGGGGTCGACACCAGGCGCTGCAAGGCCCGGTGCGGCGCCAAGCGCGGGCGGGGGCGCGGCTTCGCCCTCGACCGCGCCCAGGAACCGGTAGCCCTCCTTGATCGCCAGAAGGGTCTGCATGTGCGAGGTGTTGGCGACCGCACAGGTGTGCCGCCCAACGGAGTCCGGCGTGAAATGGTAGGCCACACCATCGAGATGCACGGTGGTGCCGCCCGGGCGCTGGATCAGGGATTCGATGATGACAGGCATTGGTCGCGTCCTTCCCTACGCTGGATGTGAGGCCACGGGCGTGGTGCGGGGCGCCCGTGGCGTCTGCGGCTGGATCAGTAGCGCCAGCGGCAGGTCAGATGGATGCGCTTCGACCCGTTGGCGGCGGCGGCCTCGTTGGCCGACAGAATGCACCCGATGGACCGGACCAGCCCGGATTTCGGCAGGTTCCAGTAGGTGTGGGGCGGGACGCGCACGAGGGTGTTGATGACCTGGGCGGTCAGGAGTTCGTTGCCCACGGTGCGGGTGTCGAGCAGGGACGAGAACTCGCCGGTCATGAAGCCGAACGCGAAGGTCGTGCCCGCAGTCATGCCGATCTGGATGGCCTCGATTTCGAGAAGCTGGGCATGGGCGGGCAGCGCCCCCATCTCGATCTTGTCGGCGGCGGCCGTGATGTTTGCACCGCTGTGGACGAAGGTGAAGGTCTGTTGGAACATCGGCCCCGCCACCGCGATGTCGAGGATCGGGGCGAGGCGGGCGGCTTCGGGGGTCTGAAGGATCGGCATGGCCTGTGTCCTCTATCGGGGTTGCGGGGTGCGCCGCGCCCTGCGTCGGGCGCGGCAGGCCGGATCAGTTGACCGGGACGGCGTAGGTGTCGATGGAGATGACGCCGAAGTCGCGGTCGTTAAACCGCGTCTTCTTGATGCCCACGATCGCCCCGGCCGCCATGGCGACCTTGTTGCCGAAGTCGCGCAGTTCCTCGTTCCAGAAATACCGCTGCTTCGTGGTCGTGCCGTAGGCGATGGCGCCAGCCTGGGCGCCGAGGAACAGCGCCCGCGCTCCGGGCAGGTTGGCGCCAGCCCCAAAGTTGTTGTAGCGGATGATCGAGGCGTCGGTATGGATGACGATGCCGTTGATCATCCCGGTGCCGCCGCGCACGAAGTCGGACTTGTTGCCCACGGCCGTCGCCAGCGCGCGGGTCATCTCCAGCCAGCCACCTTCGCCGGTCTGCTGCCGCATCCCGGTTTCCTGCCAGGGGTTGATGATGGAGAGGTAGCGTTCCTCGCCCTCGACCGTGACGGGGTTGATCTGCGGGGTGTTCAGGTCGATGGCGTTCATCATCCGCGCCCGGGCCCCGACGCGCTCGAACACCTGCTTGGTCAGGCCGTCGGCGGTGGTGATGGTGGCGATCGAGGTCGCCGACCCACCGAACATCTGGTGTGCGGCATCCGGCGCCTGGAACGGATTCCCGGCAAAGGCGCGACGGAACTTGAAGTCTTGGTTGATGCCGAGGCCGCCGGACAGGTAGGCGAAGATGGCCTGGTCGCTCCACTCGGCCAGGAACTTTCCGATCAGTTCCTTGTTGAGCTTGCGGAGGTCGTGGACCTGCCGCTTCCGCGACATCCGCCCGCCCGCGGACCCGGGTTTGCGGACCTGGTCGATGCGCACCTCGTCGGTGTAGAACTGCATGTCTTCTTCGCGGCCCTCGGCAACATCGTCGCCCTCGATGACATCGCCGCGGAAGGACATGAGGAGGTCAAAGCTGACACGGTCGCCGGGGTCGGATTCCAGCTGCGTCTTCTCGTGGATGATCGCGTTGGGATCGGTGCCGATCCACTTGCGGTTCGCCCACTTCATCTTCTTCTTGACGTCGACTGCCAGCGTGGTCGCCCACGCCTTGACTGCCTTGACGTCGCCGACTCCAACGATGGTGGTCGCCATGATGTGCGTTCCTGCCTCAAGAGGGGGGAACCAGGCACATCCTGCGTCAAGGTCTGGGTGGTGATACCACGGATCGCGCGTTTTCGGCAAGCCCGCTGGAGTCTTGTCCAGCGTCGGCGTCGAGAACCCGCACTTTCACGTCGTCAGGGGCGTCGATGACCATGGTGGCGCGCCCATTCGCCTTCTTGATCCTGATGCGGATCAGACCGTCACCGATGATGACGGTCTGATCCCTTCCGGTCAGTTGCTTGACCAACGGCACGAGATTACTGGCTCGCCAGCCAGGCTTCGAGGGCTTCGGGTGACAGCTTCTCGATTGCGGCCTCTGCGATGTAGGGGTTGTCGCTTTCGAGAAGCCGATCCAAGGCCGCGAATGTGCCATCCACTGCGGCGCCGGTGTCGGACTGCGGGACAAAGGCCAGCGTCGGCTGTGGCGCCTTGGGAGCGGCCGCGGGCGCCGTTGCTCCCGGTGCGGGGCGAGCCTGCCCGGGCGTCACCGGCGCCGGGAGTTCGACACCTGCGGCCGCAAAGGTCTGGCGGTAGGTGTTCATGGCCGCGGTGAAGACCTGGTCGACGGTCATCGACTTGGCTTCCGGGCTTCTCTGGATCGCCAACACGCGCTCGTTGAAGCCGGTGACGTGGACCGGAGCCCAGAAGGTTGGGTTCGCCTCCTTGATTTGTTCGACGCGCGACCAGTAGGCGGCGACAGTCTGCTGCTGATAGGCCTGTGCCGCCTCGTCGGCCCGCGTCAACTCCAACTGCGCGGCGACGCGGGCCTGGTCGATTTCCGCCTGCTTCGTCCGCAATTCCTCGCGGCTGATCTCGCCGTTGTCATACTGGTCGAGAAGGGCATCCTTCTGCCCATCCAGTTCCGCAATCCTCGTCTGCACCGCGGTGCGGTCGATCGGCGGCGGCGGTTCCGCAGGCGCGGCGGGCGCGGGAGGCTCTGCGGGCGCGGGCGGATCGTTGGCGGTCGGTGCCGTCACATCCGGGGGCGGCGGGTCGGCGCCATCACCATCGAGGTCCACCGGGCCATCGGGCGCCTCGGCGATGCTGATGTTGGCCTCTGCCATCTCGCGGATCGCCATCGCTTCCTCGGCGTTGAGCCCGGCGATGGCTTCGGCCGTGATCTGGTCGCCCAGAACGGCCTTGTAGTCGATGCCGTCGAGGACTTCGGTTGCGGTCTTGGGCACGGGTCTCGCTCCTTCACATCAGGGCGGGTTGAGGGGCGGCCGAGGCCGCGGTGGGAAGGTTCTGCGGCAGCGGAGCAGCCGAGGCCTGCGCCGTTGCCATGACGCGGTCGGTGACGGGCGCCGCCTGCGGCATCTGCATGAGGTTGGTGGCAATGGTCAGCGCGGTCTGGATTTGCGCCAGGATTTCCATGGCTTTGCTCGCCTCGGTCTTGTCGGCATCGAGTTGCGTCTTCCGGGCCTTGGCGGCCAGTTCCATGGCCTGGGCCTCTTTCGCCGCCAGTTCCGCCTCCATCGCGCGCTGCTGCATCTGGGCCTCGGCCTGCTTGACCGCCTGCTGCTCGATCATCTCGGGGGTCGGGTTGTCGGGATCGGCGTCGGGGTCGGTCTGACCACTGATCTGCCGGATTCGCTTCACGATCTCGTCGCCGTTGGGCAGGTTCATCATCTCGACGACCAGATCGAGGATGGCGAGGGCGATCATCGGCGCCTGTGGGGCGATCTGTGCCAGCACCTCCATCAGGATCGCCAGATCGGCCTGCCGTTGCGATGCCCGCCATTCCTCCTCGCCGATGATGAAATCGGCCTTGAACGCTGCGATGTTGACGGCCTCGGGGCTGGTGCCGTTTATGACCACATAGTCGGGATTGCCACGCTGGTCGGTGATGCGGAACTCGCGTTCCTTGGTGATGAATTGCTCGACGTTCACCACCAGCTTTTCGCCGTGGATCATTCGGGCGAACCGGTAGTTGTCGAACAGGATCGCCGTGGCCAGTTCGCCCTGATCCTGTCTGGCAACGATCGCTCGTCCCGATGTCGCGTTGGTCTGGCGCCCCATGTTCTCGTCGGTGACGCCGCCGACGGACTGGATCATCTTGGCGTCGGATTCCATCAGTTGCAGATGCGCGGCGGCAAGCTGCAGGTCGGTCTCGATCTTCGGCGCCATCCCGGCGACCGGCGTGAACTCGATCACCGCGTCCGGTCGCGCGGCTTCTTCACGGAACTCGTCCATGTCCCGGACCGACCCCTTGGGCACGAAGGCGCGGCGCGTGGACAGAAGGTAGAGGGCCTTGGACGCGCGCTTGTTCAGGTCGCGCTGCGGGTCGCGGACACCCCGGATGTAACCGTAGGGCATCCCGTCCTCGGCCCTGCGATAGCCCCAGATCGGCGTCAGCGGGAACCGGTTGTGCCGGTAGATCGAGGGGCCCAGGTAGATCAGGCCTGCACTGGTGAAGATCGCGACATGCGTTCGCATCCGGGTCTTGGCGACGACGGTGGCGCGGCCGGCGGCGATGTCACCGAGATGCCCCGGCGATCTTTCATCGAACACCTCGCCCGAGAACTGCCCCCCGGCGACCCATTTCTCCAGCACCGGCCGCCGATACCACGCCTCGATCAGGCGCACCCGCTCCCGATAGTTCAGGGTGCTGTCGGCGTAGAGGCCGCCGCCCTGCGTCATCATCCGCTCGTGGCTGTCCATGGCGGCGTCTCCGTAGCTGTCGAGACCGCCCAAGCCGAACTCGTAGATGCCAGATGTCGCCCTGGAGATCACCCCTGCGCGCTCCGGGAACAACGCCATCGCGAGGTCCACATCGGTCCAGCGGGTGCGGAACAGGTAGCGGGCGTCCGAATAGTCGGGTTCCCGGCTGGCGCTGTCGTGGATGACGTTTCGCCAGGATTCGTGACGATCATAGACCGGCTCGCCATCGTCTTCGGACCGGTATCCGGCCTCCAGCCATGAGAGCCCGGCCTTGACCATCTCCGCGAAGGCCGCGGAGTAGGCCATGTGGCTGTGGTTGGCGTCTCTGAGGTAGCGAAGGAACTCGGTCTTGCGGTGTGCCGTGTGCGCCCCATCCTTGCGCCTCGGCATCAGCTTGAAGTCCTTCCGCGACCGCCTCTCCTTGCCCAAGAGCCAATTCACGGAGGTGTGGATGAGGTTGAAAACGAGATCGAGTTGCCCGCGCTCGTTCAGGATCGCGCTTTCTTCTTGGGACCAGTGGCGGTGGTCGTAGAAGGCTTCATCAACCTCCATTTCCATGCGGCCGGGGGCCTGCTTGTCCATCTCGTAGAGGTAGTTGCCCAGCAGGCGCTTGTGGGTGTTCACCGCGGCTTCTTCATCCAGCGCGTTGCCCATCGGTTTGCGGGCCGCGGCCTTCGACACCTCGCCCAAGAAGCGTTTCGCGGCTTCCTCCGGCGACTTCGATGAGCCGAAGTGCCATTCGCCCGCCCGGAAATCACTGGCCTCAGACACGATCCGTCACCTCCTGATGTTCGATGACGCGGCCGGAGGTGGTGTCCACCATCTTGGCGTCTCCGATCGACTTGGTTTCCAGTGGCGGTTCTGCGGGCATGTTCTTGAGATCGGCGAGGCAGTCGCGGATCGCGGAAAGGATCTTGATGAGGTCGTTGCTGTCGAACTGGTTCCAGCCCATCGCCTCGGCGTATTCCATGAGTTCGACGGTGGCGCGGTCGGCGTCGCCAACCTCCTCTGAGAACATCCAGGCGCTATCGAGGCGCACCACACAGGGCTCCCAGCGTCGCACCGGCTCGTTTGCGGGACCGAAGGCGAGGCAGGGGCGATAGTCGCCCATGGGGTTTCGCAGCCAAGTCCCGAAGACAAGGATGCCCTTGTGCTGCCGCCGGAACGCATGTTTCCGCAGGTCCAGCGCCGGGCGCTCGGTGTAGTTGCGGGGCAGGATCAGTCGGCTCACGGCGAGGCCTCGCACTGGTGTGCGGATTGTGCCAGCATCCGCGGGATGCTACTGCGGTCGGCCATCCGCATGTCGGTGAATTGCGAGCGGCTGGTTGCGCCGGCGCGGCGGCAGCGCAGTGTCAGGTCATAGGTCATGGCCTCGTCGTTGCGCGCGACCGTCAGTTCGATGGCGTCCAGGGCATCGAGGCCGAGGCGGTCGATTATGGCCTTTCGCAGGAAGGCAGTCCGTTCGGACTCGGTCATACCGTGACTCCTGATCTGCGGATGTTGCGTGGCCCGGCGCGCCGGTTGGCCTTCTTCTTGGCGTCCAGCGCGGGATCGAAGGCGGACAGATCGAAGCCTTGGGCGTGCTGGCGGATGGCATCCGGGGCGTGTTCGTGACCGTCTTCGAGATGGCCGCTTGCCCAGGTCTGCAAGGTGCGGTTCCATGGGCGGCTGTAGGCGTCGAGGTGAACGATGCCTTGCTTGGTCGTTTCCTCGTGGAACTGGTAGGTGTCGCACGCGAGACGCAGCTGGTCGATGCCGTGCTGGAGGTCGTGGACCCTGGGCACGATCTGCCAGTTCCACATCGGCCGGATGTCTCTCAGCACGTCGATGGGGCGATACACGCTTTCGGCGCCCTGCCGGGTATTACCGCCGTCGTGGGGGAGGTAGTGGGTGTCCCAGACGCAGCCCAGACGGTCGAGCCAGAGGATGAACGGAAGATACCCCTCCCCGGTGGCCTCGCGATAGTTGACCCACCGGTCCATCCCGCCGATGCGCTGGTGAACCCAGACCACCGTGGAGTCGGTCGCCCCCAAGTCCCAGAACGTGTTGCAGGGGACGTGCCGGATCAGCGGGAAGTGCCCGATGCGGCCTTCGCGGCGCGCTTTGGCCATTTGTTCGGCCAGAATCTTCCCGCGGGTCGACGCCTGCCAGCACTCGCCGGGTGTCGACGGGTATTCCCGCCACATCAGTTCGGGCTCGGTGCGGAAGTCGGTGTCGCGCTTCGCCACATACCAGGTGCGCTGATCGAGGTCGATTTCGCACCCCATCTCGCCCTCGATCTTGTCGAAGTAGGCGTGATCGGCGGTGGTGATGATGACGCGGCCGGGCGCGGAGCGATAGGACGGGTCCTGCCACCAAGGGAAGAAGTGGAACCGGTATTCCGAGGGGTCGAGTTGGCGTGTCACGCCGTCGGCCCCCTGCTTCTGGAGGTTCTCGGCGGTGCTCGCGATGTCGTAGAACTCGCCTGCCTGCCCTTCGGCGGTGGACTCGATGATGGCGATGCCGGTCGACGGGACCGCCTGCAGCGAGCCGGTGGTGATTTCCCTGGCCTTGTGCGGGAACTGCGCCGCGATCTTGCCCATCTCCGAGACGTGGAGGAACTGCACGGTGGCGGATCGCGCCGATGTGGTCACACGGATCGAGGAGCCGTTGGCGAAGATCAGCTGCGAATCGTTGGACTTCACCAGCGGGCAGTATGCGCGGATCGCGTCGGGCAGGTTGTCGTAGGCCAGCTTGATCTTGTCGCGGAACAGGTTCTCGGCGTCATCCAAAGTGTGTGCGATCAGCACCACGTTCTGGTCGGCGTTCCAGAGGGCGTGATCGAGGGCGAGAATCGCGATTGCGGTAGAGTTGTGCGAGATGAGGCCGCTTGCCACGAAGGTGCCGGTAGAGGTCTGGATGTCGATCAGGTCGTGCGGAGTGTCCACGCGCTCGATGCGCACGATTTCGTCCCAATTGGCGCCGGTGCGCTTCCCGGGGATGGCCTTGCCGTCGTAGATCATGCGTTCGCGGAATCGGGTTGTTGGGCAGGCGGCCAGCACGTCGATGACAGTGTCCAGCCTTCCGAATACAATCTTGTGGACGGCGCGCAGACCTAGCTTCGATCCACCCTCTCGGTGATCTTCCTCGATGCGATGGGGCAGGCCGCGGCGCGTCGCCCATGCCACCATGCGGTCGAAAACGGGGCCTGGGCGCTGGAAAGCGCAAAGGGAGGCGCCGGTGCGCGTGGCGAGGGCTAAAGACCCCTCTCCGTCGAGAATTCCCGCCATCCATCCGTCATCTGGATCGGCCGCGGACGGCGAGGCGCAGGCACGCCGGATCGCGCAGCCCACTTTTAGGCGCGCCTTTGAGGGTTCTTCGATCATCCGCCACCGGCCTTCCGCTTGGCCGGGAGAGCGGGACAGCCATCGGTGATTGCCGGAGCAGGTGACGACAGCGCCAGAGGCCAGATGCAGGCGATAGGCGTGGTCGTGGCGCGTGACGGCGGTGGCGACGACATCAGCGATGCGAAGCGATCTTGTCGGGCCCTTGCCGCCCGGCGGGAACTCGTCGCAGGCCACGACACGGTCGCCGGGGCGCACATCAGCGAGGCGGCGCCAGGTCAGATCGGCCATGAGGATTGGCGTGGCCGGGTCGAGGCAAAAGCCCATCTGGCGCGCCTTCAGCAGGACGTTGCGATGCCAGAGGCGGGACAGCAGCTTCTTCTGTGCGGGGTTGGGGATGAACGGCACGATCATGCCGGGGTCGCTTGCCGACGTGCCGGGGCTCTTGACCTTGATCTTGTAGAGGCACCCCGAATGGATGCGCCAATGCCAGTCGCCCAGCATGGGGATCAGCGCGTTGGCTGAGGTCATCCCTCCGTCAGGCATGATAGCGACGCACCTCCTTGACCGGGGCGTCGTCCTCGTCGGTTACACCCATCCAGACCGTGGCAACGGCAGCGGCCATCGTGAACAGGTTCGCCATGTGCGGGATTACGAATGCGCAGAGGATGCCGTGGCGCGGGACCGTGAACGAGGCAAACGCCATCCTGTCCGCAAGCCTGCCGCGGGCGGTCAGGCCTGCGGACAGGATGGCGTTTGCCCTTGGGCAGGTGGGGCAGGGCCAGTTCCGCGACGGCGTCGACGCTGACGGGCAGGAAGGCGTGGCGCTTGGGGGGCGGCGGGAATGGCGCGGTCACGTCCTAGAATTCCCACGGGGACAGCAGGGTGCGGGGCCAGCGCGCGTCGCCATCGCTGGGCGCCTGGTTCGCGCCTTTTGCTTGCTGCGGCACCGGCCCAAGCCCCACGCGCATCACCTCCTCGATGTCGGCCGCGATGCGCAGGAGGGTTTCCGCGCTGGCGTCCCCATTGCTCAGATCACGCCCGCGCCGCCAGGCTTCGTCGTGCAGGAATGGGTCGTCGGTCATGAGCTGGCGGGCTCCTGTGGGGGGACCGGCACGATTGGCGCGCGCGATCCGGTGGTCTGGATGTGGCGGATCAGATCGCCGAGGGCGTCGGCGACGGGGCGGCCTGCATTCTCGCGGTCGAACATTCCGAGGTGGCGGGCGACCTGGTCGAGGGCGTGCATCCGGTCCAGCGTCTTGATCTTGGTGCCCTTGTCGGTTTCCTCGACGGCGTCGAACAGGATCGCGGCCTCTGGCGGCAGGGATGCGGTGTCGGCCAGCACGGTGAAGCCGATGCCGTAGCCGTCGCACTCCGGGCAGAAGGGGTTGGGGGAGAGGTTGCGGGAGTAGCCATAGCCGCCGCTCTCGACGGGCTCTGTGGCGCGCAGGCGGGCCATGACAGCGGGGCGCGGCGTCTCCCGGTCCGCTTCGGCCGCGTATTCAGCTTCCCATGCCGACCGGGCGTCGTCGTATTCCCGGGGGGTGCGCCACTGGTAGGCGTGGTCGATGCCGTGACAGAAGCGGCAGGCGCCGCGCCGGTGCTGCATCAGCGCGCGCGGGTCTGCGGTGGCGATCTGGGAGTAGCGTCGCAGGACATCGTCGGCTTCGAGGCTGACGCGCGCGCTCCGCTCGGCCATGAGTTCGCGGATGCGCTCGCCCACTTCGGGATAGCCCATCAGCTGGTTTGCCATGTTGGCGGCGGTGCTGCGCTTCGTGGGCTTGTATCCGGCCCGGAAAAGGGCCTTCGTAGCGTCGAGGTCCACCAAGTATTCCTGGCAGAACGCTTCCCTCTTGGCGTTGCGCAGCGCGGGCATGGGACGATCCTCCAGCGCGCGCATTGTCGCAATGTAGAATCTTCCAGTCAACTGGCAGTCGAATATGCCGCTGATACCCCCAGATGTGGGTCAGCGACCGCGGATGTAGGCGATCAACCGGACCAGTCCGTAGCCTGCCGCGACGACTGCGACGAAGGCGAGGAAGCCGGGATCAAGCATCCAGAAGATGGGGGTGTTGTTGCCCATGCCGCTGTGTGGTGCGGCATGGGTGAGCGTGTCAAGCCACGTCCTGCTTTTGCCGGGCGCGGACCGCCTCACGGGCTTCTTGGGTGATGCGCTTGGTCATCTGCCACCCCCGAACTGCCGCTGCGCCTCGCTCCTGACCGC